TAGCGGTATGATACCGCGACGTGTTTTGATATAGCACGATAAACTTGCTTAAGGAGTAATTATGTCACACAACGATTTCACACGATTATTTAATCAACTCGAAGCTATGAGCATTGGTTTTGCACCAGTATTCAAGGATTTTCAAGTACAAACAAACAACTATCCACCACATAATATTGTCAGTGTTACTGATAATGAATTCTATCTTGAACTTGCGGTAGCCGGTTTTAAGAAAGATGAAGTTAAGATGGAAGAGCATCAGGGTTTATTGACTATTACAGGTGATAAGGCTGCTGGCCCAGATTCAACCTATCAATATCGCGGTATTGCTGGTCGTTCATTCTCAAAGAGCTTCCGTATTGCCGAATATTTTGAAGTAAGCAATGCAGCTTTAGAAGATGGTATTCTAACAGTACATTTTACAAAGAATGTGCCAGATGAAGCGAAGCCTAAATTGATAATGATAAAATAATAAATTAACGGGGCTTGCCCCGTTAATTTATACTACTGTTTTTCTTTAGGATAATGTTTACCTGTTCGAGATGCACTTATCTTTGCTTTGGTTTCCTCAGACATACGCTTACCTGTGTGCGTCATTCTCATCTTTTCTTTAGTAGCATCCGAAGCCTGTTTACCAGTATGGACAATCTTCATTCTTTCTAATGTTATATCTGATACAGTAGTTCCTTTTCTAGCAGATGATCTTCCTGTTTGAGCCTTACTTAATTTTGCTTTAGTGATACCCGAATGATGTTTTCCTGCCATAGTAGCAGGCTGTGCAGCCCGTGCAATTCGTATTTTCTCTTTCGTTTCTTCCGAATGAATTGTACCTGCCCTAGACCATATTCCGTTTAGATTGCAATATTGGTTAAGACACTTTTCATCGTTTATATTTTTAGAAATTAGTTCTTGTTCGTAAATATAGCAGTTTTCCTTATTAGAATCTTTCAATAGTATATTACAATCAAACGAATCTGCACCGTATTGTTTTATGAGTGATTTAATTTTCTTAGATGAAGTGAAATATTTAATCCAGAGATCCTCTTCGGGGGTTCTTCTGTGGGTAATATTCCCACATCTGAATCCATAATAGTATTCGCCTGTAATTTTATGTGTAATTAAATAAGTGTATGCTAAATACATCGCTGATGCTCCTTAAAAGCGTTAGAGTAGTTGGATGACGTCAACATCGCGAACTACACTTATTTATCATTTTTCACGCCATCAAGTAAACTCTATTGACATAGGGCCCTAGGTGTGCAATAATATACATTACACACCTAGGGATTTGAATCATGCCAGAAATCGAAGTTATTGAAAAGATTGATGAAACCATCAAAGTACAGATTCCAAAAATGTACAAGGTGTTGCTTCACAATGACGACAAGACTACATTTGATTTTGTAATCGCTGTACTCACACGCATCTTTCATAAGACTGCTGAAGAAGCACTTGAAATAACAAAGGCTATCCATGTCACTGGACAAGGTATTGCAGGTGCGCCATATACAAGAGAAATAGCAGAGGAAAAGACGCTCGAGACCATTAGTTTCTCTAGAGCAAATAATTTTCCACTAACTCCCACGTTTGAAGAAATTTAATAATAAATATCTCGTTACCAACGGGAAATAAATGTCAGAAAATCTAATCCCAGTCAAAGCCTTCCTAGGAAAATACTACCCAGAACTATTATATTCGGCCGCGCAGGACAAATATAAAGAAACAAAGCTGGACTCGTTTTTCGAACAAAGATTCTACATCCAGAACAATAAAGTTCAGATGATTGTTGATCCAGCAGTCACTGGATTAGTTATGGTAGTTTCGGGAAACGAAATACATATAAGCAAAGAGTTATATGACCATCCAAATGTTGTTATTAACAACTCATTAGAAAATAATCAGAATGTTAATCCCAGGAGTTTATATAACCCGGAAACATTTTCAACCTTAGCGTATCTAGTATGTCAAAATCATACAACCTTACAGGTTACTGGTGAGATTGATGAACCCATTTATGTAAAATATAAATCAGATTACGAAACTTTTTATAGCTCAGTTATAGTCTTTAATATTTCGGATGATATCGAAGTAGAGATTGTAGAAGAGATTGAAAGTTTTAGCGCATTGAATGCTGTTACAAATTACATTTTGAATGCAAGTTCAAAACTTAATCTAACAACATTCTATCAAAACCATGTCTCTGCATTATCTTTCTGTTATAGAAACGTTATTGCACAGAGTAATACATCCTTCAACCATACACTGTTTGGAAAAGGATCATCAAACATCATTGATGAAAATAGAATACATGCACTAAGTGGTTCCAAATCTGAACTGCTAGGTATTGTAAATTCAGATGGAAAGAATTTCCATTCTATCCTATATGTAGAGCCCGGCGCCCCCGATTATAATATATCAGTAAATTACAGAGATGTGTTATATGGTAAGGCCAATGTAACATTCTTTCCTGTAATAGTAGGACAGATTCCAGACAGTAATGCAGCAAGCATCGAAGTTTCAAATATTGCTCTTGAAGAGATTCCCAATGAGCAAATTGAGACAGAAGTAAAAAGATTTGTTTCTGATATCGTGGATCGTGCCACGTTAGAACGAATGGTAGGCGTAAAGAGGTTCTATGATAACAAATCTAAGTTCCTTCTTTTTCTATAAATACTAATAGTGCCTTTAGTATAACAATAAAATTTATCGGAGAAAAGATATGTACAAAATAACAGATATTACATCACTAGGTACAGATTATACTATCGCAGACCCAAGTGGTCACATCGTTAGCACTATTCAAGTAATTCCTTTTACGGAACTTTTATCTGCCACATTAGGGCCATATACAAGTGATTTTGGAAGCTATTCTTCTTATCTCGAAAAAAGCATTGCTCTATTATCGGGCTTTGATGAAATTGATCCACATAGAGTATTATGGTTTGCAACATCGGAAGATGAAGTTGCATTATCTGAAATTATCGAATATGCGGTTAAGAATGATTACAATAAAATCATCCTTGAACATCTTGAAGAGATAGAATAAATCAGCTATACTTGCTTATGCGGTATTAGCTCAGAAAAACGAATAGTCTCTAGACATACGGTGGCGCCACTTGGCTCTATATTATTTTTAGTTACACTTAGAGCAGTTGGTTGATAACCTCCAGGTCCGTGGTTAGAAGTGTTACACGATGCCGCACCACTTTGAGAATAATAATGAATGAGATAGATAGGCAGGTGTGTGCGTGGATTGGAGACGGAGAAGGTTGTCGCCATCCTACTGTATTTGGTAAGGCATATTGCGAACAACATCACGATAGGATGTATCTTACAATGCCTCCAGAGATGGCACAATACATAATAGATAAAGAAGTCGATTCTGACACCAATTGACGCAAATCAAGTATTGTTATATAATAACAATATTATGGAATATATTAAATACCCACGCACACATCATCTACCCTGGAGTCCAGGAGCAACCGATGATGACAAGATCCTAATGGACCTTTCCTGTTTCAACGGAAAGCGTGTTATCGTAACAAAGAAAATGGATGGTGAGAATACAACTATGTATTCAAATCACATCCATGCTCGCAGCTTAGATAGCAGGGGCGGCACAGATAGAGATTGGGTCAAGACATTGTGGGCGGGTATTGCTCACGATATCCCCGAAAATTGGCGAATCTGCGGTGAGAACCTTTGGGCCAAGCACTCGATTCACTATACAGACTTGCCGTCTTACTTCATGGGTTTTTCTGTTTGGAACGAACATAACACCTGCCTTGGCTGGGATGATACAATGCAATTTTTTGAATTGCTCGGAATTAGTCCAGTACCTGTTATGTATGATTTTATCTGGGATGAAGAGAAGATTAAAAAGATACATACAGAATTACTAAATGATAAGGACGAGGGCTTTGTGGTACGCAATGCCGATCGTTTTCATTATGATCAATTCCAACATAATGTTGTGAAGTATGTTAGAAAAGGTCACGTACAGACAGACACGCACTGGAGAACACAATCATTTGTTCCAAATGTGCTTATAAAATAAAAACAAAAACAATCGTTAGCTTCAAAAAGCTTTAGGGCACCTCCGGGTGCCTATTTTTTTGGCCGTGAACCTGCACGTCCTTGATAAATAAGTATATTGAATAATAAGAGGCTTCCGATGTCAGATATTAGAAAATGGTTAAAGATTATGGAGAGTGTTCCTAACACTTTACAAAATCAGCCCTCAAAGACTGTAGTCATCAAGAAGGATGCCACGGTAATGATTGCGCCAGGTGCGGGTGGTGGTACTGCAAGATATATGCACAGCACACCTCAGGGTGCAATGGTTGATATCAAGGGTGTGTCAAGAGAACTAGGGCACGATGATTTCTCGTTGCCGAGTCGCGATTACGAAGATCCATATGAGAACGGTAATACATGGGATCACAGTTCTGAAGAAGAAAATACAATAGGCAGAATGAATGATAAACCAGAATTTCGCCCAGGCGATATGGTTAAAATTGACGATGTCTATGGAAACGTAATTGGACCAGGATTTGGAGTCTTTATTGCATACAGCACAAGCGGCCAAGAATGTATTATCAGCTTTGATAATAAACAAATTGTAGTTCCTACATCACACGTAGGATCAGTATTAGAACAGAATGCAAAAGATAATTTCAGTCAAACAGATAATGATGGTAACCTATCGCCCATGTCACTTGGCTCACAAAACGTAAAGATAGAAAAGGAGCCAGCAATGGATCAACGAGACGAATTTTCAAAGTGGATGTCGGCAGTAGAAGAAGCACTTTCGACTGAAGGTAAAGAACTCGCAGAAGATACACCCGCTGTTAGCGAATGTGGATGCGGAAGCTGGGATTGTGCAACATGCTTTCCTGCACAGGATGAAATGCCCGGCATGAATGGTGCGTTAGATGGAATGGGCGGCCATGATCCACATGATACAATTGTTATCGGTGGGTTGGATATGGAAGAGCCTCCAGCCGGTGGACCTTGCCCAACTTGCGGACACGAAGGACACGAACAAGGTCACGAACACAATCAAATGGGAATGGGCTTAGAGCCTAGCATGGATGACATGCATGATGATGGACTAGAAGAAGTAGGCATGTTCGACGAAGGCGATCCAGTAATGGACTTTAAGGCAGGTGGTGGCCAAGTTCAGCAACTTCCGTACAAGGGCGGTAAACAAGAACGCCGTATGGCTGGTAAGACAATGGGATCCAAACATATTGGAACGATTGGTGGTACAGGTTCAGCAGGACAGGTTAGCGGTATGGGCGCAAATTTAAGCAGCAAAGATCGTGATGTACTTCCTGTTGTAGGAAGCGGTAAGAGATCCATGGATGAAGAAGATATGGATTTCGATCAAGTTGAAAAATCACGCAATGGTAAGGGTGTTAAACTAGGCGATATTGTTTCAAAGACCGAATTTAGAAAGAGTGGCGGAGATAAGTCTCCAATGACATATGGTGAAGATAATTTGGATGAAGGTCCAGATGACTTTGGTATGGATACACAAGAACCAGATTATGATGCTGACCCAATGGCAGTAAGTAATGCACACGATGAAATGTCTCAAATTGATCCAGAAGAAGCAATGGAAATGATCTCTAAGATTATGTACATGCAGGATATGGGATTAAGCAAAGCAAATCAGCCAGCAGGTGAAGAACAATTAGCACAGATGAATCCAGTTCAGCTTAAGAAATTCCATGCCGAAGTTATGGGCGATGTTGCAGAAGAAACAGATCCATCTAAGCCAACAAAAACAAAGACAAAGCATCACCTCGACGACTTGGATGATGTATTGAATCCACAGCAACCAGATCTACCGGCAACAATGGGTGGTAGTGATGATGACGAAATTGCAGGCGAAGAGCCTCCAATGTCTTTACCTGCCGCAGGTAGAGATGTTACACGTCAAAGAACAGCTGGTATGAATTCATCCGATGAAATGAGAAATTGGATGGGTCGTATTAATCCAACTGCCGGCGAAGGCGAACCAGATCGTCCAGAAACACCACAAAATGAATTAGTTGTTAGAACCGCAGCAGATGTTCCTGCAGTCATTACCAATGCTATTCAGGCATCTGGCATGCAATCACCAGATTGGCATGGAGCAGGAGATTTACCGGGTATGCAAGATCGCAATACAAGAGGTATGGCGCGCAAGGTAATGGGTATGTTTACATCCACTCCGTTAGAACAGATTCAAACAATTGCCAATGTGGAAGGTCAGGGACCAAATACAAATGCAGAAATGCGTGCTGTAGGAAGATGGTTAATGGATAATGCAGAGGATCATGGTACAGTAAATGTAAGCCATGGACAAGCTATTCCAGGTTACAATCCCGAAGTAAAAGAATATAGTGCAAATGGTGTTAGATTCCACGTTGTGAGAGATCAATTCGGACAATACATCTATGCTTATCCAGATAGAGACGCACGATTAGGTGGACCAGCAGGTGCTGCACAGGGTCGTGTCGGTGGTGGTCGTAATATGCCTAGATTAGGCGAATCCATTAAGGAAGAAGACATGAAGTTAAGCCTAAAGCCAACATTGTTTGAGCAATTGAAGTGGGATGAAGAGATCAGGGCCGCTCTGAAAGAATCGATGATCGACGAAGAAGAACTAGATGAAAGTTCACTAAGTAAGAAAATTGGAGATCAGCCAGGCGGCCAGAAACTTGTACAATGGTTACACAGAAAGCACAAGTTAGGTAATGAAGCCGAATTGAATCCACAGCCATTCAATGAAAGAATGTTGTGGAAAGAGTTTAAGCGTAATCCTGATAACTTTGTAGTGGTTGCCGCTACAGGTGGTGTAGCAGGTATTAAGCCTTATGAAAAGATGATTAGAGATAGAATGGAAGCTGCTAGAAAGAAAGGCAAGGAATATGATCCGGGTGGAGATAGTACTCTACAGTATCAAATTATCGCTTTCACAGACGATGGACAACAAGTTGATCCAGCATTGCTCCAACCAGCTCGTGAGCCAGGCGAAGAAAGAGAAGTAGATCCAACAGTTATGAAAGCACGTATGGGTAAGATTAGTGGTAAGGATACACAGAATCCTGATAACGTCTTTAATCTATTAGCAGATCAAATTGGTACCTTAAGGGTAGTATATCTGGCAGCTGGCGGGGTCGAAAGAGAAAAAATGAAGACTCGTTCTGATATGAAGAAAGAGCCCGAAGTTAACGAAATGGACTCAGTAAAGAAAATCTTTAAGAGAGTTCGTCCTGTGTTGAAGACATTGGGTATGCAAGCATTAAGCCAAATCAACAATAGAGCAAAACGCTATATTGATGGTGGTAACTTTGAAGCTGCAACAAAGATTTCACAGAGCGGTAATAAATTAAAGCAATTCCTTGCTACAATTGATACATCCGGAGAAGTTGATTTAAATCAAAATTACGGTAGTTCTACAAAGAGTTTCACAGATCAGATTATGAGAGCTGTGCAAGCTGCATCAGGCTCGCGTCCAGGTACACCACAGTACAAAGAATTCTTAGGTAAGGCTGCTAGTGGTAGCTCAATGGAATTGAAACCGGTGTTAGATGCATTAAGAGATAGTCTAGTAGCCTTAACATAATGAATTTACAATCTATCATTGAAGCTATTCTTAACGAAGAGATTGCCCTAACAAAGGGCAGTCAGCGAGTTATGGGTGACAAGAATTTAGTCGCTAATTTAGCAGACTCAATTCGTGATGATGCACGCTCGCATCCATCAGCGTTCCCTGCAGGATTTAATAGAACATGCCAAAAGACACCTGACCCACAATTAGCTCAATGGTTTCTTGAGAACATTGATAAGATTGAAAAAGAAGGGTATGATGGTATTGTATATTCGCGTGATGGTGTCAATAGTGATTGGATAGTAAGACGTTATATTGCAGGTAGTCATAACTGGGAAGATTTAACCGGTGTCATGAATATGAACCTTTGCGATTGGTACTTGCTGAAGAATCGCCACATGTTGGATCCTAATCATAAGGACCTACCAAAGTTCGGTAGCGTTCGTGATGTGGGTTATTATATGACTACTCACTATAAAGATAAATTAGAAAAGCTCAGGGATGCATCTAAGAACGCCGCCAGAAATAAAATGGCCAAGAGCGTTAAGTTAGTTGATAATGACGATTATAGAATCTATACAACATTAAATCGTGCTGCAGGATGTGCTTTAGGATTAGGTACACAATGGTGTACAGCTAATTCAAGTAGTGGTAACTTCTTCCATAGCTACAGCAAAAATGCAATGTTGTTCCAAGTATTTCCTTATGTGAAAGAAAAAGATAAAGAAGGTAATCTTGTTAATGTAAAAGATGAAGATGGCAAGAAGGAAATGAACGAGGTTGAAAAGTATCAATTTGATGCAGGTGGACCTAACTTCATGGATGTAACAGATCGTCCAGCTAAGCCAGATGTTATAAGAGAAAAATTTCCTTACATGTATACAGATCTTGCAGCAGCATTGAAAGAAAAGAAGCCGGCTATGGAAAAAGCATTTGCAGATCTTTCAGCTGATCCTACACTACAGGGTGATGACTTCAAAATTAATTCATACGAAATTGATGAAGAAATTAAGAAGTTGCATAAATTCGTTGATCGCGGATACTTTACAGATGAAGTTCGCAAGAAGGATAAAGTAGAGAAGGATGATGCTGGCCAGGAACAACCACAATTGGGACCACCAGCAGAACCACAGGCACCACAGGAACAACCACAAATGGAAAGTATTAGAGAATTAGCTCGCATGATGCTGGAAGGTAAAGATATCGATGAAGAAGAATTAGACGAAGACGAATTAGACGACACAGGAATAACACCACCATCTGCCGCAGGCGCAGATACAGGCGGAGATTTAGGATCAATGGGCGGCGGCGCTGGCCCAACAGGTGGTGGAAAATATCCACCGGGTACAGCGCCAAGTATGCCGGAATCATTAAATTATAAAGGAAATGAAATCATGGAAAATGTAGATAAAGACGTAGCAGCAATGATGAAGAGTCTTAAGAAGTACGATATGCTTGTTGAGTCATGCGCTCCAGTATTAATGGCTCGCCCTAAGCCATATGTTGGCGAAGGTTGGGACGAAGACCAAGCTAAGAAAGAAAAGCTAAAGGCTCCTCCAGAAGAAGTCAACATCGAAGAAGAGAAAGATGAAGTTGAGGAATCCGGTAAGCCATGGGAAGCAGACAAGGAAGAAGATAAGAAAGATAAGAAGCCGGGCGACAAAACTAAGACACATAAGGGTGGAGAAGTTACAAAGACAGAAAAAGGTCTTGTACACAAGGGCACCTACGGTGATGATAAGAAGAAAGACAAAGTTGAAGAAACTGCTGATCCAGAAGTTCTAGCATGGATGGCACGTTTCTCTAAGTTGGGTAATATGAAAGGTTACGGTAGATAATCATGAACCTTGACGAATTCTCGAAGAAGCCAAAGATCCAAGAGAAGGATGAAGGCAAACACAATAACGGTAAGACTACCGGATTCAAGGCTGTAGCTAAAAAAGCCGCATCTGAATATGGTAGTAAAGAAGCCGGTGAACGTGTAGCCGGAGCAGTTCGTAACAAAATGAAGAAGTCGGGAAAGATTGAAGAAGCTACAGGCGATCCTAAGTTTGACAACATGATGGGTAAAATCAGTAGCAATACTGAACCACAAGGATTTGATCAAGCACGCGCTGCAAAAGTTCAGGCTGGTGCAGAGAATCCTGATCAAGAAACTATCAATGCATTAAATAAAATGATGTATGATATGCACGTGACAATGGAGACAGCAAATAGGCTGATGCAGAAATTAACACAAGGTAGATAATATCCTTTTAACCAATAATGGCACTACGGTGCCATTATTCTTGGCCGAAACGTTGACTTTCTAGTAAGTAAATGCTACACTTAGCTTTATTGGAGAGTTTCATGAGTCATAAAGAAGAATTTTTACAAAGTTGTCTTATCCTAGATACAGAGACAACTGGTAAGGATTATAAAACAGCCGAAATTATAGAAGCTGGATTTGTTATCCGCGAAGATGGTGATTGGACAATATTCCAAGAACTACACAAACCCGTCAATGGTCCTATTCCTGCAATGGTAGAATCTATTTGCTACATTACCAATAAGATGGTAGCAGATCGTCCTAGCTTCATTGATTCGAGCGAAGTCTTTCAAACAGTAATAAATGGTTATGTAGGCGGTTATTTACTAGCGCATAACCATTTCTATGACATGCGTGTTTTAGAAAGACACGGCATTGATACTTCAAATCACAATTGGATCTGCACCTGGCGAATGGCCAAGAAGTTATTTAATGGTGTGGAAGCAATCGAAAGCACTAGCTTACCATATCTAAGATTTGCACTTGAATTAGATGTGCCAATCGAAATGCATTGTCACAGAGCAGGAAATGATTCCTTTATGACAGGCAGGTTGCTTGAAGTATTAATTGAATTATTAGAATCGGGTGGTTTAATCAATGTAGATGAACCATACGGTCCACAGATTATGAAATGGGCAGCAGAACCTATTATCTATGAAAGATTCCCCTTTGGTAAGCATAAGGGAGAATTACTAAGTACCATCCCACATAGTTACTGGCAATGGGCAATGAAAAATACAGACTGGTTTAATGAAGAAGCAGATAATTTCGATCCGGACTTAGCTGCAAGTATTCATCGGGCGTTAGGCATTGATTAATGTCCACCGCTAGGAACGATATTACGGGCGATGCAATCGCCACTAAGAAATCATCAGATGCTTATCGTGATGGTTGGGATAGAATCTTTGGTAATAAGACTAAAGAGGAACCCATTAAAGAGAAAGAAGTCATAGAAGAAGACTTAACAAAAACTGACAACACATAAGGAAATTATATGTCAACATTACAATCAATGAGAGATGCTATGGCAGCATTAGAAAAAGAAGATGCTAAGTTTGTAGCCGGTAACGCTTCTGCAGGTACAAGAGCACGTAAGGCACTTGGTGATCTATCCAAGTTAGCTAAGGTACGTCGCGCAGAAATTACAGACGAAAAGAACGCTCGTAAAGAAGCGAAGTAATTTATTGCCCGTTATTGTTACGGGCACCATCCATCGTTTGGCTTGCAAGTGCTCTTGCGGGATCTGGACTATACCTTTGCACATCGTGACTATATGGTAAACCAGCTGAAGCAAGTGCATATTGCAATCCACGATAACCTGGGGATTGAAGTTTGCTTTCCTTCGGCTTGTTAGTATATACTGGCTGTGCTTTGTCCACAGGTCTTATGAAGACAGGTACTATATCTTCGTTGAACCACTTTTTAAAGTATTCGTCATAATGCTTAGAATTCTTTTCTTTGTACTTGACTACTTCGGGGTTATAGAATTTTTCGTAGTCGGCACCCGCTTCTTTATAAAAGCGTGCGACAACGTCAGTGGGTGATTCTAATAGAATGTCTTTTATCTTCATATCATTATTTATCATAGGAAATACAAAATGCGAAATGCTTTGATCCCAATCGTTGTAGAACAGACCGCACGCGGAGAACGTTCATACGATTTATATTCACGTTTGATGAAGGAACGTGTTGTTTTCTTCACAGGTGAAGTTGAAACAAATATGTGTAACGTAATGGTTGCACAATTGCTATTTCTGGAAGCAGAAAATCCAGAACAACCCATCAACATGTATATAAATAGTCCGGGTGGTAGCGTTTATGATGGTTTGGCAGTATATGACGTCATGCAATACATTAAGTGTCCAGTGGCAACTTATGTAACAGGTATGGCAGCAAGTATGGGCAGTTTTATTGCTCAAGCCGGTGCACCAGGTATGCGTTATCTTCTACCACGAGCCATTACAATGATTCACCAACCCTCGTCTGGTACAAGGGGCAAGGTCTCTGATATGGAAATTGACTTAATTGAGAGTCTTCGTATTAAGAAAGAAATGACCGAGCTTTATGTTAAGCATAATTCTAAGGGCATTACATACGAAAAATTCTCAGAACTTATGGACAGGGACA